ACCGAGGCGGTGCTGGCGGTTCTGGTGTTGTAATTATTCGTTACCAATTTCAGTAGGAAATGACATGGCACATTTTGCAGAATTAACGGAAAACAACATAGTCCTGAGAGTGATCGTTGTTGACGATGAACATGAGAATGACGGTGAGAACTGGTGCCACAATCTTCTTGGCGGCAACTGGAAGCAGACCAGTTACAATACCTCGGGAAACAGGCATAGCGGGGAAAAATCCCCTTTCCGTAAAAATTATGCTGGAATCGGTTTTCAATACGACGCTCGGTTAGACGGCTTCATACTTCCTCAGTCGTATCCGTCATGGATTTTAGATGAAGAAGCGGGCCGATGGGAGTCACCTGTTCCAAGACCTCCAGACAGTGCGGAACATCACATTAAATGGAATGAAGAAACACTCTCCTGGGATGAGGTAGAGGTAGGTTGAAACGTGGCGTTAAACTCAGCGATGGACAATAATGGATCAATGGATTACGGTTGCAGAACGATTTGGGCTACCCTTCATAATGTTGCTTGGCATGAGTTGGGGAGGGGTTCAATTATTCAAATGGTTGGCAAACGACCTCATGCGACAGCTTCAAGAAAATGCAAGTAGAATTGAGGCAATAGTTATAAAATTAATTGATAACAGTAAACAGGAAAGAGCAGATAGTAAAGAATTAATGACTTTATTTATTGAAGACTCAAAGGCTAGGGACAAACAGATGGCAACTTTAATCGAAGTGATGGTAAAGTTGTACAAAGAAAATGGCAAGTAAAGGAGAAAGACAATGGACTTTTTAGCAAATAACTGGGAATGGGTTTTAATCGGCTTTATGGTTTTAGAAAAGCTGGTGAAGTTATCTCCCACTCAGTATGATGATATTATACTTGATATGGTTTGGAGTAATATGAAGAAACTGGTTAAAAGATGACTCCTCGTCGATGGATAGCGACTTTCGTAGTTATTGGTTTAGCCATACTGGTCATTCCAATGCTACAGGGTTGCCACGCCACGCTGCATGGTGCGAATGCGTCTAAGCCTAACCCAGTTGTAGCGTTCATCGATGCCTGCGATACTTATGTGAGTTCGTTACGAATACTCACCATGTATCGTAGGATGGACAAGTTGTCTATGAGTCAGATTGAAACAGTCACTTTGGCCCGCAACATTATCGGCCCGTTGTGTAATGCATATCCAGGAGACTTCGAGTCAGCAGAAGTAGTGATGCTCATAATACAAGACAACTTGCTGAAGATGGCTTTCGTCAAAACGAAGGTAGGTAGCGATGCCGATAACTGAAACAGCACTAATTCTCGCTGGCGTAGTCGAGGTTATTAAACTTGGCTCGACAATCCTCGAACGGTATTATGCTGGAGACTTGAATGAAGAGGAATTGAAGGAAGCTTTCCAGTCAATGCGTAGCCGTAAGATAGCTGTTGAAGCTGCTTGGGATGAGGAGAACCCAAAAGATGACACTCGTCGCAATTCATAACGTAGGTTCAATTGGTATCAATCGCGACTTGCCTCCGCATTTACTTCCGCCGGAGGCCTGGAGCGACGGTAAGAACGTACGATTTCACGACAACCAGGTGCTGAAGTTCCTGGGGCATTCAGTTGTGTTTAATCCGCCAACCGTAGCGCCTGAATGGGCTATGGGTGTGCAGACTCCTACACAGTTCTATTGGATATATACTAGCTTAACTAAAGCCTATACCTTCCAAGGCGGCACCCACACGGATATTACTAGGGCAGTTGGCGGCAATTACACAGGCGCAGCCACAAATTTTTGGAATGGTACGTTGCTGGCTGATATTCCAGTCATTACCAACGGTGTCGATGATCCTCAGTCTTGGGACCCTGTGAGTGTAGGACAAAGGCTTGTGGACTTGCCAAACTGGCCGGCGAACACACAGTGTAAAATCATCAGAGCGTTTAAGAATTTCTTAGTTGCTATGTATATCACTCAGTCTAGCACTGTATCGCCTCACATGGTTAAGTGGAGTCACCAAGCGGATCCTGGGGCAATACCTAATAGTTGGGACGAAACTGACGCGACGAAAGACACCGGAGAAGCTGAACTCGCTGACGTCCAAGCTGGCGTTATTCAGGACGCGGCACTGCTGGGTGATATGTTGATTATTTATAAGGATAATTCCACCTGGGGTATGCAACACATTGGTGGGTCTTTTATCTTCAAGTTTTTTCAAATGTTCCCGACCACTGGTATTTTAACCCAAGGTTGTGTTCAGCCGTTTGCTGATGGAGCAGGTCATGTTTTAGCTACTCGTGACGACATGATTATTCATGAGGGTGCGAACCCTACTAGTGTGTTGGATCGCAGGTGGAGAAGATTTTTACAAAACAACATGGACCCTGATAACTTCAAGCGGAGCTTTATGCAGATCAATCCGTCGGAGTCTGAAGCTTGGTTGTGTTTCCCGACAGTTGGTCAAATACGACCCGACTTGGCGTTGGTATGGGACTGGAAAGAAAACTCCATAGGTGTTCGTGAACTTAGAGATACTGCATTTATTGCGCTTGGTATCATTGACGATGCAGGTACGCCGACGGCTTGGGCAAGTGATGCTGGTGCCTGGGACGATGATGTTGAAGTGTGGAACCTGTCACCGTTTAAGCAACAAGCTCAAGAGCTTTTAATCTGTGATCCAGTGAATACAAAATTCTTCCGTGTTGACACAACTAATCAGTTTAACAACGTCAACATGGAAAGCTTTATCGAGCGTAAAGGTTTAGCAATAGTTGGGGTCGATCGTGAGGGAAACCCAAAGGTTGATTTTAGTACGCGTAAGCTGGTTAAACGCCTTTGGCCTAAAATGTCTGGAGGTCCGGTGACTGTTCGAGTGGGTGCACAAGAAACTGCCGACGGCCCAATTTCTTACACTGCTTCTCAAGTGTTTACACCTGGTGTTGATAGTTATATAGACGTAATTGCTCAGGGACGTTTCTTAGCGGTGCGTTTTGAGTCTAACTCAAACGTGGCTTGGGCTCTTGACGGCTATGATTTAGAAGTGGAGATCATTGGCAGGTTATGAGTTATCAACCTCTGCAACCACCGTCAAGTACAGAGACTGCGCTTCTGGTGTATTTGATGAACGAGTTTGCAAATATCTCAGAGGCGTTTACAAAGGTGGAGTCAATATTACTCACGGAACTTCACAGGGAACCTGACAAACCACGAGACGGTATGATTATTTTGGCCGATGGGACTAACTTCAATCCAGGTTCCGGTGCAGGTTTCTACGGTCGTAAGGCAGGCGCTTGGGTTTCGTTGGGATAAGATTATGACTGAAAAACAAACTTCAGTGAACTTGACTAATCGCAAGAGTGATGTTCAGTATATGCTTGTAGACCCTGCGAACTTAGGGAAGGCTTGGAGTTTTGCTGTACCGTTGTTGGAAAAAGGTCAGGAGTATCTTTCTGAGCATTTTTCTTTGCAGGATATTTACAATGCAGTTCAATCAGGTCGCATACACCTTTGGTTCATGAACAATGCTGAGGAAGTATTTTACTTAATTCTTACGGAATTTGTTGACTATCCACAAAAACGTGTCCTACATATTATTTATCAAGGTGGCACACGTATGAGAGACGCCTTACAGTTTTTGGACTGTGTTGAACACTGGGCTTGGAAAAATGGGGCCGTAGGAGTTGAAGTCGTTGGGCGAAAAGCAGTGGGGCGAGTGTTAAAACCTTTTGGTTATGAAGAGCCAGGAGTCTATCTGACGAAAAGCTTTAGCTACATTAAGGAACACTGACATGTTAAAGTTACATTTTGACGAAGCGACAGGTGAGTTCAGTCGGTTTTGCTTCTTTGGTGGCGGTAGTTCCCCTGCACCAACTCAGACTACTTCGACGGTGACTACTAGAGAACTATCACCAGAACAGCGAGAGTTGTTAGGTGTTGCCATACCGGTTGCTAAGGAATTTGTTGCAGACCCACCAGTGTTGTTTCCCGGCACAGCCATTACGCCATTGGATCCACTGGAAATTCAGGCACAACAACAAGTTCTTGATGCGTTGCCGCAACAGCAAGAACTTATTAACCGAGCTATTGCAGCACCGGCAACTATTCAGGACATTGCGAATGATCCACTAGGAAACGCCGCAATAATACGCACGATTGAAGGTGCTTTACGTCCACTGGAACGGACGTTTCAGACTTCAATACTGCCAAATATTCGTGGAGCTGCGACAACTGCAGGTCAAGTTGGATCATCGCGGCAAGGTATTGCTGAAGGTCTTGCGTCCCAAGGTTTCCTTGATACTGCGGGCGATGTAGCCGGAGGCATTGCTTCACAGGCACAAACCAGCGCTCTTAATGCGCTCAGTCGATCATTGTTTGCTTTACCTGAGTTTGCTAACTTGCCGTTTGCGCCGGCCACTGCACGGGCTACCGTTGGAGCACAGCGTCGTGGTGTAGAGCAGGCGTTTCTATCGGAAGAAGCTAGTCGTTTTGCGGCGGCGCAAGTGCTTCCGTTCTTAGCAGCGCAGGAAGTTGCACAACTTGCCTTTGGTATTCCTGCGGGTAGTCAAGCTACGGTGGGTACTACTACAGGTGCCGTCCAACACACACCGGGGCTTAGCTTCGGTCAAGCGGCTTCAGGTGCTGGTAGTATTCTCAGTGCCCTCTTGCCTCTCCTCATGGCGTAGAAAGGACTTAGTTATGTATTCTCCAGGGATTGGATTTCCTGAACTATCCGGTAATAGAAATCTAGCGGCGATCTTCGAAGCGTTAAAAAATCCTGCAAGGTCGGCACAAACAATTGCAGGCAGTGGCGTTGGTCCTAAGTCCCTTAGAGGGGCGGCACCAGTACTACCAGTTCTTGACCCGGGTGGGGCTCTTCAAAGAGGAGGGATGAGTGATTTTGCAAATCCTAACTTTACAGGGGCGACACCAGCACCGTCGAGCGTGATTCCGTTCGGAGGTGGTAGTGTCACACCAGCTGGTGATTTACCGCCGATGGCAGGTGGTATGCCGTTGACAGGTTCAGAGGTTGGTGATACACTAGGGGGTCTCCTCAGTGGGATTTCTGAACTTACGACACCGCCACCGCTGCCCGAGCCGCCTAAGCTACCTACCGCACCTAGTGGTACTGTGTCTGGGCTTGGTGGACCAGCAAGTACTGGCAATGTTGCCGAGTTGTTGAAACTACTACAACCTGGTGCAGGTGGCCCCGCAAGTTTGCGCGGTGCTATTCCGAGTTTGGCACAGTTGCTTGGAGCAAGGAGATAGTTCATGCCTTTACATGTACCTCACGCCCTAACGTCAACACGCGAGGCCGAAGACTTTATTGGCGGTTTGCTGCGTGAGGCTTCTACCGATGAATTGTCGACGCTTACTGAAGCTCCTGGACTGACTTCGTTTGTTGACATTGAGCTCCAACGGCGACAGGCTGAAGGTGTTACCTCGTCGACATTACCCGCACCTACTAGTGACGCGGCACCCAATCCTCCGCCTGTTGTGACCAATTGGCGGTCGGATTTTGCGCTCGGTGGTAGTCCCTTGCCCGCAGCAGTCGATGCACGCGGTATGGGTACCCCAGCGTCTCAGCGTTTGAACCTATCACCACAGGCTGAAATTGATCCGGTGGTAGCTATTGCTCAGGGAAACCTTTCTTCTATACCGCCAGCACCGCCGCTGAGGGAACCGCGCCCTCTGGTGCCAGCAGAGGCTGTGCCAGACTTAGGGGTAGCACCAGCGCAGCCCGAGGCTGTGCCAGACTTGAAGGCACAAGGACCAACTTGGAGCCCAATCGCCAGACAACTGCGCCTTGACGAAGGAGATCGTCTTGACGCTTACTTCGATGATTCTAAGCCTCCAAAGCTGACGGTAGGAATAGGTCACTTGGTGCAAAAAGGTGACAACCTTAAATTCGGCGACGTAATTACCGCGCAACGAAAAGAACAGCTCTTCGCGAAAGATTTCGACATAGCTACGCGAGGAGCTAAAAGGCTGTTGAAAGGAACTGGCTCGCACCCGCCAGAGGTGCAGGATATAATACTTCAGATGTCGCTTCAGATGGGCGTTACCGGTACGGGGAAATTCATAGAGCTGTTCAAAGCTCTGAAAAAGCAAGATTATAACGCTGCCGCGGATGCTATGCTCGACAGTGACTGGGCAAACGTAGACACCCCCGCTCGCGCCAAGCGACTGGCGGATGAGATGCGCGCTCTTGCTACGCCGTCCAAGACAATGCTACCAGCAATACCACCACCTCATGAACGCCCACGTGAAAAACCGACAATGCTACCAGCAATAGATGAAGCTGCACCAGATGAAGCTGCACCGTATGAGAAATTTAAAGGCCAACTACGCTTGAAGGCTGGGCCGCTAGGCTTTGCGGTCAACGCTCCGCCCGCATCTTACATTGAAAGCCCTCTGCCTTTAGATGCAGTGTCGTTTGAAGCTCCAAAGGTTCCCTCTCAGCTTGGAGCTGTGCCTGCACTTATGGAATCGGCTCCAAGGACTGTTGATCATTTAGGTTACCCGATAGATTTAACGAGACCTATAATTCAAGGGGCTGACGGCCAATTTCATACTGAACTTGGTATCAGTGTTAACGACTCACGATTAAATGATGGGCAGCCTACAGTAATTCCTTCAATTGTGAACGGCGAAATTGTTGAGTTAAACTTGGCTATTAAAGATGCTGTAGAACGACAAAACGCTGGAGAAAGTTTCCCAGCTTTCCCTACACACGATGAAGCAACAGCGTATTCAAAACAGCGTTCTTCCAGAATTGATCAACTTCGTCAACCTGGAACTGCGGTTAATCCTTCGACTATAAATGAGCCTTCAGCGGCGCAACTCTTGCCTAACGCGCCAGGGCCAGGCCAGCTGCACGAGCCGGCAGTACAGACTCCTCCTGTCGCTCGTGCAGTAGCTTCAGCGGATCCCTCCCTATCTGAAGCTTGGCCTAGAGTTGCGCCGCAACTGCCTGGTGGCGATGGTGACCTTGGGTATCTGTTAGACAGCCCCGATAAAGCACCTAAAACTGAGTCGGAAATTCTTAAGTTCCTAAAGCGGCCTGAAACTACGGCGGCGTTGTTGCAGTTTGCTATTAACGTGTTGCAGCCGTTGGCACCAGGTCAGTCAACTATTGGCGCGATTGCTAGCGCCTTGGGTGCGGGTGGTAAGGCGTATGGTCGTGTCGTGGACAAGCGGGCGGCGGCTGAGAAGGGTGCGCGCGAGGAAGCGCGTGATCAGCAAGTTATTGACATCGACGATCGTGATAAAGCGGGATCAGCAAGGATAGAGGAGTCAAAGTTTAAGGCTACTCAACAAAAGGCAGCTAATGATCTGTACGAAAGTCTACAAACAGCCGGTCTTGAAGCTCTATCTTATAGTATGGAAGACGTTACACCTGCAGCGAGAGAGGCTTTGGCTCGACGATCTGCTCAACAAGTAGCGAAAATGTATCCTGGCTTCGGTTATGAGCCTATCATTAACGACCAAAGCACTTTAGGGCTTTTGTATAACAATGGCCGCCTACTATCTACTTTGCAGAATCCAAAATCTAGGGAAGCGCTGCTGGCCCGGCTAGATGTGGATGAGGATATACTTGCAGCTTTCCTTGCGGAGATGGGTCTAGTTGATCCATCTTTAAGCGGTGCAAGAAGCTATTGACGTCGCAGCGCGAGCGTATGTTGACGAGAATTTTGAAATTCTAGGGCCGGCGGCTGCGA